CAGTTCCCGACACCGTGACGACACCTACGGCGACCGCAGTATCGGCGGCCTCGGTGGGTGTCGCCGCGCCGGCGACAACGACGGCGACCGATGAGCTGAGCGTGTCGTTCGCTTCGGTGCGAGTCAGCGCGCCGGTAACTGCATCGACGAGCGTCGGCGCGACGCCGGTCACCGCCAACGCCTCCATCACGGAGGCCTCGGACACCGTGGCCGTCGTCGGCACGGTGGCTGTTGCAGGGGCCCTGGCCGCGAACGAAGCGGCCGACCAGGTCGTAGCGTCTGGGTCAGTCGCGACGCCGGTGGCGCCGACTGTCGATCCGTTCGCGCTGTACCGGCGGCAGGACCGCGCGTTCCTCGAGCGCGACTTCCCGACCACGGCGCACAGCAGCGACATGATGAAACTCTTCCAGCGCTTCCGGAGGCGTGCATGACGATCGCGACACGAGAGCCGAACGAACTGCGCGCGGGCCTGACCTGGGAATGGCAGCGGAAGGACCTCGCCGGGTATCCGTCGCCCGGCTGGACGCTGACGTACTACTTCAAGAACGCGTCGAGCCAGTTCTCGGTCGCTGCGACTGCCGACGGCAGTGGTGGATACAACGTCGCGGTGACAGCTGCGAGCACGGCGGGCTATGCCGCAGGCGTCTACACCTGGGTGGCCATCGTGTCGTCCGGCGCGAACAAGTACCAGGTGGACAGTGGCACGCTGACCGTCCTGCCCGATTTCGCGAACACGAGCACGATCGACACGCGCAGCCACGCGCGCAAGGCGCTCGCGATGATCGAGGCCTACCTCGAGGACCGCAACAACATCCAGGCGCGCGGCTACACCATCGGCGGCCGATCGCTGGATCGCTACGGTCTGGCCGAGCTGCTCGCGCTGCGCGACAAGTACAAGGCCGAGGCGGCCAGCGAAGCGCGCGCAGAGCGCATCCGCAACGGGCAGCCGGCCCGCAACCGTATTCTCGTGAGGGGCTGACGTGGGGATTCTCGACGCCGTTGCCGGCCGCATGGGTTTCGTTCGCGCTTCGCGCCTGGAGACCGCCGCGCGTGAGGCAGTGAGCGAGGCGCTGCACGAAGACCGCAAGCGTGCAGGTTCGCGCGCAGTTGCGGCGCTGACGCGTCGCGGTTTCGAGGCCGCGAAGATCGGCCGGCTCAACGCGGGCTGGACGACCGAGGACCTCAACCTCAATCACAACGTGCTGCGCGTGCTGCGCGTGCTGCGCGCTCGCAGCCGACAGATGGCGCGAGACAACGACTACGCGAAGCACTTCCTGCGCATGGTCAAGACCAACGTCGTCGGCCACAACGGTGTGCAGCTGCAGGTGCACGCGCTGCGCGACGATGGCCAGATCGACGAGGCCGACAGCAGCCTGCTCGAGCAGCGCTTCATCGAGTTCAGCCGGCCCGGCAACTTCGAGGTCACCGGCAAGATGTCGCGCGCGGACTGCGAGCGGCTGATGATGGAGAGCGTAGCGTGCGACGGCGAGCTGCTCATCGAGGAGGTCTGGGGCCGCGGCCCGTTCGGCTATCAGCTGCGCATGCTGGACCCGGCGCTGCTCGACTTCACGCTGAACAAGGACCTCGGCGGCGATCGCAAGATCCGCATGGGGGTGGAGCTCGACGAGCTGCGCCGGCCGGTGGCCTACCACCTGTTGAGCCAGGAGGCGAACGATCCGATCACCGGTACGTACATGGGCTCGAAGCACGTGCGCGTGGTGGCCGAGAACATCATTCACGCGTTCCTGGTCGAGGATGTTGACCAGATCCGCGGCGTGCCGTGGATGCACACCATCCTGAGCCGCACCAACCAGCTGCATGGCTTCGAGGAGGCCGCGGTCGTTGCGGCGCGGGTCGGCGCCTCGAAGATGGGGTTCTACGAAAGCCCGGACGGCGACCTCGGCCCGCTGGGCGATGGCGAGGAAGGGGCGGGCGAGGGCGATGCCGGCGGCGAGCTGTATGAGGAGGCGGAGCCCGGCCACTTCGGCCACCTGCCGCCCGGCTACAAGTTTCACGAGTTCAACCCGGACTATCCGCACGCGCACTACGGCGCGTTCGTGAAGAGCTGCCTGCGCGGGATCTCTGCGGGCCTCGGCGTCAGCTACAACAACCTGGCGAACGACCTCGAGGGCGTGAACTACTCGTCGATGCGCGCTGGGACGGTCGAGGAGCGCGAGGTCTGGAAGGCGCTGCAAGGCTGGTTCATCGGGCAGGTGCACTTCCGGGTGTACGCGAACTGGCTGAAGGGTGGTCTCACGACCGGCCGCATCCCGCTGCCCGCGTCCAAATACGCGAAGTTCAACGCGCCCGTCTGGCAGGGGCGGCGCTGGCCGTGGGTCGATCCGAAGAACGATGTCGACACGAAGATCGCCGAGATCGGCGCGGGCCTGACCAGCCGCTCGCGCGTGATGCGCGAGCAGGGCGTCGACCCCGAAGAAGTCTGGCGCGAGCTCGAGGCCGAGAAGAAGCGCCTGGCCGACATCCTTCCCCAACAGAACCCGCCCGCTGGCGGGTTCGCTGCTTCTGGAGGTTCGAATGACAGCGGCAACCCGTAAACGCAAGCGCCTGGCGGAGCCGAAGCTGCCGGTGCAGTTCCGTGAGTTCCAGTTTCGCGCAGCCAGCATCGATCAGGAGGCGCGCACCGTCGAGCTGTCCTTCAGCTCCGAGCTGCCCTACGAGCGCTACTGGGGCATCGAAATACTCGATCACTCACCGTCCGCCATTCGCCTTGGCAGGTTGAACGGCGGCGGTGCGGTGCTCGTCGGTCACGACTCCCGAGACCACGTCGGAGTCGTCGAGCGGGCCTTCGTTGGCAACGACCGCATGGGGCGGGCCGTTGTGCGATTCGGCAAATCGCAGCGAGCCAACGAAGTGTTCCAAGACGTGGTCGACGGGATCCGCACGCTCGTCTCGGTGGGCTACCGGATCCATGACGCAGTGCTCGAAAGCTACGGCGACGACGCAGACACCTACCGCGTGACGGACTGGGAGCCTTACGAGATTTCAATCGTGAGCATCCCAGCAGATCCGTCGGTGGGCGTCGGCCGCGACACCAGCGACGAGCTGTTCGACATCAACCTCATTGTGAAGAAGGAGGCATCCAAAATGCCGGACCCGATCATCGACACCACGCCCGCCCCGGACACGTCCGCCGCCATCCAGGCCGGCGTCGAGGCGCGCGTCAAGGAAATCCAGAACATCAGCGCGCTCGGCGCGCTCCACAACATGCGTGAGCTTGCCGACCAGGCCATCAAGGACGGCCTCTCGCTCGTGCAGTTCCAGTCCCGTCTGCTCGACGAGCTGCAGAAGAAGGGCGTCGCCAAGGTCGCCGAGAGCCCGGACATCGGCCTCACGGACAAGGAGCAGAAGCGCTACTCGTTCCTGCGCCTGATGAACTACCTCGCCAACCCGACCAACATCAGCGCGCAGCGCGCGGCGGAATTCGAGCTGGAGTGCAGTGCGGCCGCGTTGGAGAAGTCGCCGATCGAAACCGACAAGGCCGGCCAGCGCGGCATCGTGCACCGTATCCCGTCCGACGTGCTCCGCGCGCCGATCGCGGACGTCGGTGGCGACTACGTGAACGCCGTCACCCGCGCCGTGCTCGCCCGCATGGGCGCGAAGGGCTGGGGGCAGCGTGATCTGACGGTCGGCACTGCGACGGCCGGCGGCCACACTGTGCAGACCGATCTGCTCGCGAGCTCCTTCATCGAGCTGCTGGTGAACCAGATGGTCGTGATGTCGCTCGGCACCACGATGCTGCGTGACCTTAACGGCAATGTCGCCATCCCGCGCCAGACCGGCGGTGCGACGGCGTACTGGCTCGCGGAGTCCGGCGCGCCGACCGAGAGCCAGCAGGCGTTCGACCAAGTGACCCTGACGCCGAAGACGGTGGGCGCCTTCACCGACTATTCTCGGCAGCTGCTGCTGCAGTCGAGCATGGATGTCGAGGGTTTCGTCCGCATGGACCTCGCCCGCACGCTGGCGCTGGCCATCGACCTGGCGGCCATCAATGGCAGCGGCTCGTCCAACCAGCCGCGCGGCATCATCAACACGGTCGGCATCGGCTCGGTCGCCGGCGGCACCAACGGTCTGGCACCGACCTGGGCGCACATCGTCGCGCTCGAGACGGCGGTCGCCAATCCGAACGCGGCTGTCGGCGCGCTCTCGTACCTGACGAACACCAAGGTGCGCGGCAAGCTGAAGACGACCGAGATGTTCTCGGGCTCGAACGGCATTCCGGTCTGGCAGCAGGGCGCGCAGCCGCTGAACGGCTACGGCGCGGCGGTCAGCAACCAGGTGCCGTCGAACCTGACCAAGGGCACCAGCTCTGGCGTCTGCTCGGCCATCCTCTTCGGCAACTTCGCGGACCTGCTCATCGGCATGTGGGGCGGCCTCGACATCCTCGTCGATCCGTACACCGGCGGCACCGCCGGCACGGTGCGCATCGTTGGCCTGCAGTCGGTCGACGTGGCGGTCCGGCATCCGGAGTCGTTCTCGGCGATGCTCGACGCGCTCACCACCTGATCGGGCTGATGCTCGATCTTCAATCCGCGGGGGCCCTGGTCTCAGGGCCCGCCGCACAGGAGCAGTACATGAAGCAGCAGATTCTCACGGCCATCGTGCTGACGGCCGCGATCGCCATCGCCGGCGAGCACTTCGACGAGGGCGACATCCTCATGGTGGACGCCGACATCGACCAGGACACCGCGAAGCAGCTCGTGCGCCTCGGTCGCGCGCAGCCGTCGGATGCCCGCCGTGGCAGACGCAAGGCGGCGCTCGAGTCCAAGCAACCGAAAGCGGAAGACCCGCCGCCGCCCGCGGCTTAACCCACATCGCCGGAGGCTGAAATGCCGAAGACCATTCAAATGACGCGGAGCGTGCTGCTAGGTGCGTCGCACCGCGCGGAAGGCGCGCAGTACACCGAGGACGATGCTGTGGCCGATTACCTCATCGGAATCGGATCCGCCTTCGAGGTGGGTTTCACGCGCGGCCTTGAGGTTCGATTCGTGCGCGACGGTAACGGCAATGTGTCGCGGGTGTTGCAGAACGAGGCACTTATTGCCGTCATTACTCGTGATGGCGATGGCACCGTCACGTCGATACAGGCCGAAGGCCAGACAATTAGCTTTCAGATCGAGAATGGAATTACAGAAGGAGTGAACGTGGGATGAGTAATATCCTCAAGGTAGTGATAGATGCCCTTCAACGTTACACCGGCGGAGCGTCACATACCCTAGAGCAGGGGCTACTGTCCGGCGAAGAAATTCCTAACTCGGCAACGTCGAGCGCATTGCGCGTTGTGCAGGCATGCAACATGACTGTAATCAGCCGCACGACAGCGGTGACTATAGGCAGCGGCATTACGAATGCGACGCGGTTAATGGGGGTGCTCATCGGCTCTCCACTCACCGGAACGTGCGTTATCAGCGGATTCCTCGACGACGCCGGCGTGCCGCAGTCGTACACACTGCCTGTAGGCAGTGCCGGCTTCCGCGACTTTCTCGGCGCGATTAACGCGGCCGGGCCGCTTATCATCACCTGTAGCAACGCAGCGGACGACAATCTGGTCGCTGTGTTCTGGCGGCCGGCGGCTTAATCATGCCTACCTATCATATCGACAATCGGCTTACGACGGGCCTGAACAACGGCACGTCGCCAGCAAATGCGTGGCGCTCACTATTCGCTGCGGAGATCGCGGCGGGGGTAGCCGCCGGTGACGTAATCGAGGTCGCCGCCGGTAGCGGCCCTTATTACGAAGCCACGAACACAAACGCAAACCTGCGCGTGCATGCCACCGATATATCGTTCGACGCAGCAACGCGCGAAATTCGCACTGCAGGCGCGGTCTCGTTCTCGACGTATAACGTCGCGAACAAGATTGTCCGTGTGCAGGGAAGCGGGCTCAACGACGGGCAGTATCAGGTCGCGTCGGCCACGGCGACCGCGATCACGCTCGTGCCAGGCACGGTGCTGCAGAACGAGGCGGCTGGCCCGCGCGTGCGCGTGATTGACATCACTGCATCGAATGGGTCTGGCGATCGACCATTCGTACACGACCCGGGCCGGAACGGCGGCGTCGGTAATCCGATAACGTGGAATTTCAACGACACGATGATTTCGGCCGGCTGGGTGCTGACCGACGCCCGACATCAGTGGCGACGCTCGGTGGCGAATCCGAACGAGTGGTACGTGCTTAAGGCCACTGGCGATCGGCCAGCGCTCAACCGTCCGGAGTCCGCTGTCGTGAACGGGCAATTCCAGTGCCGGTCCGCTGGCGACTTCGACCGCAACCTCGGCACGGTGGGCGCCTTGGCGTTCGACCAGCAGGTTGGCTGGGGTGATAATGATGCGCTCGGCTTTTCGACGGTCTATGTGCGGGCGCCCGGTAATCCGCAGACGCTTGGATGGACCGTCATCGTTGGTCAGATCCATACCTGCTTCTATCAGGTCTGGGGCTACCACCGCTTCGTGCGATGCCGGTACGCATTCGGCAACGGCAACGCTGATGGATCGACGAACGGCGCCTCGGTGCAGGGACGCGGTCTCGATCTTCAGTGGCGAAACTGCGTATTCATGTTCGCGGACGGTCATGGATTTGAGCCCGTTGCCAACGGCCCGTTCGTGCTTGAATCGTGCGTCTCGTACTGGTCTGGGCATCGTTTCATCAATGTCGGGAACGCGCCTTGCACGACAACCGCGGTCGGCTGTATTGATTGGGGCTCCCATCTGTTCGCCCTTTTCGGCGCGGCCGCTACGGTGTCTACAGTGCTTAACGTGTATTCGTGCATCGGCGCGAACCAAGAGGCCGGTGCCATAGACAAGAAGGGCGCTTCTGGCGTCCTGAACGAGTCGCACAATCTGTGGCATCCCCGGATGACCGCGCCTGGTGGCGCGCTAGGCTATGTCACCCCCGCGAACTGGCCACGCACGTCGGTGTTCGACGTACCGAGTAACGTACTCACTACAGAGGCAGATCAGGACAATCTGACCGATCCGCAGTTCAGACGCGTCAGCGACGCTGATTACAATCTATGCGATTGGCGGCTTGCGTTCGACAGCCCTGCAATAGGGCGCGGACTGATCGATGGGCCTCTTGGCACCGCTGCTACGGACATCAACGGAGCTCCAGTAACGAAGAGATTCAACATCGGGGTCGACCAAACGCGCTATACCAGGCCACTGATCCTCGGCGTGCGCCCGACATTGTAGGCGCACGTCAACAT